GAGGTCACCCGCATCCGCGTCCTCAACGAGATGGGCGATGTGGAGCTTGTCCTCACGCAGACCAGCACCTTCAACGATGTGCTCGCTTCGCAGCTCGCGCTCGGCACCGTGGGCGCGCTGCTGCTCAAAGACCTGAGCGGCTCCACGCTCTGTTCCGCTGACCAGGCCTGGATCAAGAAAGCGCCCGACGCCGCGTTCGGCAAGGAGATGAACACGCGCACGTGGACGCTCCGCTGCGCCCACCTCGTGATGTTCGTCGGCGGCATCGTCGGCTCGTAGTCCACCACCACCGCCCGCGCAGTGAGCGGGTTGGAGCACCATGTCTCTCCAGTCGAACGAGAAGGTAATCAACGGGCGGCGCTTCATCGTGCCGCAGCTGCCTGCGATGGCGGCGCTCAAGCTCATGGCCCGGCTCGGCCGCGTGGTCGGGCCTGCGCTCGGCACGCTGACTGCGGGGCTCGAGGCAACGGTCGATCTCGGGAAAGCGGCCGGGCTGCTCTTCCAGCAGCTCACCGAGAGCGAGACCGAGGGGCTCATCAACGCGCTCTGCGCCAACGTCCTCATGATCGACGGGAACGCACAGCGTCCGATGATGAAGGCCTTCGATGTCGACTTCGCCGGTGAGCGACTGGTCGACGTGCTCGAGGTGCTTCGGTTCGTGCTCGAGGTCCAGTACGGCCCCACCTTCGCCGCGATGCTCGCCGCCCGCGCGGCCACTCAGGTGGCGGCGACTCCGGCTGCGTCCGCATAGAGCTGCCCGCGGAGGCCGAGGACGCGTGGCCCGCGCTGCGGCTTTGGCAGGCGGGCAAGGCGACGCTGACGGAGCTGGAGCAGCTGTCCTTGGACGAGGTCGTAATGCTCAACGAAGTTCTCGATGCCTGCGCGGACGCTGAGCGGCGCGCGCGTGAGGTGCGCCAGTGATCGTGAGGGAGCTTCTCGCCAAGCTGGGCGTACAGGTTGATGGCTCGAGCTTCGCGACTGCGCAGAACTCGCTCGCGCGACTGCACCTGGCGCTCGGCGGCCTGCGCGACATCGTCAAGCCGGTATTCGACGGGCTGAAGGATATCGCCGAGGGCACCGCCGACGCCGCCCGCGAGGCGCAGAACGCCGCGCGGATGACCGGTCTCACCACGCAGCAGGTGCAGGAACTCGACTATGCAGCCAAGCAGAGCGGGGTCAGCGCCGAGGAGTTGCAGCACGGGTTGATTCACCTCGCGCGCAGCGCCGTCGAGGCGGGGCAGGGGAGCCAGGAAGCTGCGGCGGGCTATTACCGCCTTGGTATCCGCGCGACCGATTCGAGCGCCAAGGTGCGCCCGATGGGTGAGCTGCTCGCCGAGGTCGCGGGCGCGATGCAGCGCATTCCCGATGGCACGCAGAAGGCCGCCGTTGCGATGCAGATCTTTGGTCGCGCGGGCGCGCAGCTTATTCCTCTGCTTGATAAGGGCCCCGCCGGGATCGCCGCGTTGAGCAAGGAGGCCGACCGCCTCGGCATCGTGATGAGCACCGGCGCCATCGCCGCGGGCGCGCGTTACAAGGCCACGCTCGACCGCATGAGCAGCGCAGTGCAGGGGCTCAAGTTCGCCATCGCGGAGAAGCTGTTCCCGGCGGTGTCGAAGAGCACCGAGCAGTTCACGGCGTGGATTGCCGCACACCGACGCTTCCTATCGCTCAAGATTGGCGAAGCATTCGAGCTCATTACCCGCGCAGCGAAGGGGTTGGTGGCTGCCGGTAAGGACCTCGTCACCCTGTTCGAAAAGATGTGGAGCATGGGCTCTGCGGCGCAGGCTGTGCTCACCGTGCTCGGCGGCTTGGCCGTCTATCTGATTTCTCCGTGGACAGCTCTTGCCGGCGCGATCGCCCTGGTCGCCAATAGCTTCGAGCTGTTTCTCGAGGGCAAAGACTCCGCGGTTGGTCGCGTGATCTACGGCCTCTATCGAGCGTTCAATGCTCTGAAGACAGAGCTGCTCGACTTCAAGAGCGACCCGTTCGCCGCTCTGCAGAAGTGGGCGGGCCAGTTCGCGACGTGGTTCGCAGACACGTTGATCGCCGCGCTCGCAACAGGTCCAGGCCGAGCGCTCCAGAAGAGCATCGACGACCCGACCAGCCTGCTGGGCCGATGGAGCAACTTTGTCGATCTTGGCATCAGCCCACCTCCGCGACCGGACGTGCCCGCAGGGTATTCCGGCCGGACCAGCGGCCCGGGCTTCACGCCGCCGACCTTCATGCAGGGCCTGAGTAACCTGTTCAACAACTCCGGCGCCGCAGGCATGGTTCCGTCATGGGGTGCCGGCCTGTGGAATGCGACGAGTCCGTCTTGGGCCTCCGTCGGCTCGGCCGGCGGGGGCGCCGGCACCACAAACAACATCACCATCAACGCGCCCAGCGGCGATCCCAAGGCGATCGCTCACGAGGTCCGCAAGGCGCTCGCTGACCACGACGACGCCAAGCACAGCGCCGCTCTCGGAGCACTCGACAAGGGGCACTGATGGCCGACCAGATCATCGGCTCTCCTCCGGCGCTGCAATCGGTGTCGCTCTTGTTCAACGCCGCGCAGCTCGCTCTGGGCGCACAGAAGCCTCCGTTCAAGGCGCAAATCCAAGGTCAGGATTCGACCACCGGCGCGGCGACGCTCGACATCGTGACGCTCGATGCGACGCTCGAAGAGACGCACTCGTTTACCAACGAGATCACCGAGCACCCGGTGGAGCAGGGCGCGGATATCACCGACCACGTGCGCCCGCGCCCCGTCGAGCTGCGCCTGCGCGGCATCGTGAGCAACACGCCGCTCGATTCCAGCCTGACCAACGCTCTCCTGACTGCCATTCCCGCGCTCGGCATTACCGCGGCGAGCGCGGCGCAGGCTCAATCTCTCCTCGCGCTAGCCGACGCCTCGAAACAGACCTACGAGACGTTGAGATTCCTGAGCGAGACGGGCAGTCCTTGCATCGTCTACACGCCGTTTCGCAACTACAGCTCGATGGTGATCTCGAGCCTTGAGATCACGCGCAACCAGACCACCGGAGCCGCGCTCGCCTTCTCGGTGAGCTTCCGCGAAGTAACCACAGTTGAGAGCGCCTCCGTGACGGTGGCGCTGCCGTCATCTGCGCAGGCCGCGCTCGACATGGGGCAAACGGGCCCGGCAGGCGCGAGCAAGTCGCTCAAGAGCCAGACCGATCCGCTGCTCAAGGGAGGCTCGATGAATCCGCTCAACCTCCTCGACCGCGCGCCGGCCGGATTCGCGAAGACGATTGGTTTCTGACCAATGGCCACGATCATTCTGCCGACGCGTACCGATGGGACGCAGCGCTACTCCTTCCGCTCAACCCTCGGCGGCACGCTCTTCGGGTTCGAGTTCATCTGGAACGCGCGCGACTCGAGCTGGTGGATGGCCCTCTCGGACTCGAGCGGCAATCTCCTGCTCTCGAAGAAGATCGCAGTCGGCACGCCGTTGACCTGGCGCTATGCCAACGCGGCTCTTCCGTTCGGAGAGTTGCTCGCCTTCGATACCAGCGGCGCGAGCATCGATCCCGGCCTGACCGACCTCGGCGCGCGCGTGCTCCTCACCTTCACCGACGCGGCAGATCTAATAGCCGCCTGAGCTGAGCCAATGGGTTCCAAGTATCTCGGGCGCGCGGTCAACGTGACGCTCGCGCAGCCTGGCGCGGCTGCCGATGCGCCGTCGATCTTCGCGGTGAGCGGACAGGATTACGTCTCGCAGACCAAGGCGGCAGACCCGTTCACATTCAACCAGCCGCTGCAGGGGCTCGGCGCTGGCGGGCTGGGGCCTGTCGCGAGCAAGTGGGGCCGCGCGTTAAGCGGCCTGCACGTCCGCTTCAAGGCCGAGAAGAACACGCTCCAGACGCCGAACACGCTCGAGCTGAACATCTACAACCTGGCCGCGGCGACGCGGAAGCAGCTGCAGAGCTACGGTATGTTCGTCGAACTATCAGCCGGATATCAAGCCGACCTGCCGACGCTCCCGATTGCCTTCTGCGGCACGACGCGCACCATCGACCATATCCGTCAGGGCGCCGATTGGGTCACTCGCATTCGCAGCGGCGACGGCGAGCACGGATATCGATTCGGGCAGGCCAATCAGACGTGGCCACAGGGCGTGCTCTCGTCGACCATCGCGGTCTATCTCGCCAACCAAGTGAAGGCGGCGGACCCGCTGCATATCGATGTCTCTGCGTTCATCGCCGCGGCGCCATCGCTCAACTATCCAGTTCAGGCATATGCCAACGGATATGCAGCCTATGGGAACGCGCTCGACCAACTGTTGTTACTGATCGGATTCGGCTACGAGCTGAGCATCCAGAACGGCTCGCTGGTTGCTATCTCAACGAGCGGGTTTACGCAGAGCACCGGCGGCATCCCGCTTATCTCGCCCAGCACGGGATTGCTCGGCAGCCCCGACCACGGCGACCCGAACCTCGCGGGCCTGCCCTCCGTGCTCAAGGTGAACTGTCTGATGAACGCGCGGATTCAACCGGGCGACCTGGTGCAAGTCGTTTCCTCGGATACGAACGGCACCTTCCGCGTCCAGAAGATCACGCACACAGGCGACCTCGCCGGCAACGATTGGCAGAGCGAAATCGAGGCTTATGCACTCGGGCAGACGCCGGGAGTGGCAACGCTATGACGACGCCGAATACGCGCAGCCCGTCGCTCGCCGACGTGATCCGCGTCGCGCTCGATCGCCGGCTAATGGACACCTATGTCTCGATGCCGGGCATCGTGCACAGCTACGACCCGGCAACGCAGACCGCCAGCGTGCAGCCCGCGCTGCGCAAGGTCGCGCCGGATCCAAGCGGCATCGACAAGGTGATTCAGTTGCCAGTGCTGCAGCGCGTGCCGGTGGTATTCCCGGGCTCAGGCTCGTGGCGCATCACCTGCCCAGTCGAGGAGGGCGACACGGTTCTGCTCCTGTGGTCGGACCGCTCGATCAACGTCTGGAAGTCCACTGGCCTCGAGGGCGATCCTCTGGTGCCATCG